TATAGTAACGAAAAAGCATCTAATGCTTTGAAAATATTAACCCCTGAACAAATTAAATTTATTAAACAACGACTTGATACTGGAGGAATGAAATGACTACTACGGTAGAACCTGAAGTTAAGTGGTCGCAAGACCAAATGGTAGAGGTACTTCTAAACGAACCAGATGACTTCTTAAAGGTTAGAGAAACTCTTACGAGAATAGGTGTAGCATCAAGAAAAGAAAAGAAACTTTACCAAAGTTGTCATATATTGCACAAACAAGGAAGATATTATATAGTGCATTTTAAGGAACTCTTTGCACTGGATGGTAAACATGCTAATCTCACTTCTAATGACGTACAGCGTCGAAATCGCATTACTCGCTTACTTGCTGATTGGGGACTTATCTCTGTAGTTAAGTCAGAATCAGTTGCAGATATTGCTCCACTCAATCAAATTAAAGTTTTATCTTATAAAGATAAAGGTGATTGGATACTAGAGCAGAAGTATAATATAGGTAAGAAGGGAAAGACGCAGGAAACCGAATAAAAATGTAGGGGATTCAACATCCCCTTTTTTTATACTTCTTGTATAATTAGTAGTGTACGCTTCGGGTACAAAACTTACACTCGCTTAACAAGGAGAACTATTATGACTAACCTAGCAAGATACCATGCTGCTAACCTTCCAGATCTTTTCGATAAGATTACCAAGAACAGCATAGGGATGGATGAATATCTGAATAATTTCTTCAATTCAGATTTCCCACAATCAAACTACCCACCTTATAATTTGATACAATTAAATAATCATGAGTCGAAGTTGGAAATCGCCCTTGCGGGGTTCAAGAAAGATGAGTTACAAGTCTATACAGAGTTTGGAAAGTTATATGTCAAGGGCAAGAAAGAAGAATCAAAAGTTGATGGAGAATTTGTCCATAAAGGATTGGCCCAACGTAGCTTTGAACGAGTTTGGACGGTCTCCGACGATACGAAGATTGGATCCGTCAAGTTTGAAGATGGACTACTCACCGTGGAATTAAATAAGATAGTTCCAGAGCATCATGCAAGAAAAGACTTTTTATGATATAATATAAGAGTCAAGGCTTCGCTACCTATGACTGCTGCAATCCCCTTTGGTAGTTTCAGGATTGGAGGCGATAGGAAACTACCCTCAATATTGTGACTGATTATGACAGAAAGAAATTGGGATGATCCTCTTGATTTTAAGGAAGAGGGAATTGAACTTGATTATAAATTAGCAGGTGTCGATATAGACGCTGGTAATTATTTTGTAGAAAAAATTAAACCACATGTAAAGTCCACTCATAGGCCAGAGGTCATGGGTGGATTTGGTGGTTTTAATGGTATGATGAGAATACCTACAGGATATGAAAGTCCTATTCTAGTTTCTGGAACTGATGGTGTAGGAACTAAAGGTAAACTAGCAACATTGTTTGGTAGAGATTATGATATTGGTATAGACCTTGTTGCAATGTGTGTGAATGATGTAATCACATGTGGAGCAGAACCTTTATACTTCCTTGATTATATTTCTTGTCCTAAAGTTGATGATAATAAGAGAATAACAGAATTGGTTGCAGGAATTGCTGATGGTTGCCGTCAATCAGGTTGTGCTTTACTTGGTGGAGAAACAGCAGAGCATCCACAAGATCTAGCAGTTCCTAATGAGTATGATATTGCTGGATTCTGCACTGGTGTAGTTGAGGAAAGTGAAATTGTTGATGGTAAACTTATTAATCCTGGTGATAAAATTATTGGTATAGAGAGTAATGGAGTTCATGCTAATGGATTTAGTTTGATTCGTTACCTTACATTCCGTCATCAAATAAAAGTATCGGATCATCCAGAGTTACTTAATCCAACTAGAATATATGCTTCTTTGGTTAGTGACTTGAAAAAGGAGTTTCCTATTCTTGGTATGGCACATATTACAGGTGGAGGTCTTCCTGAAAATCTTCCAAGATGTCTTCCTAGAACTGGATTAGATATTAACGTTGATTATAGTTCATGGAAGAGACCTGATATTTTCAATGTTATTCAAGATAAAGGTAATGTTAAAGAAGAGGAAATGAGAAGAGTATTTAATCTTGGTATTGGATATTGTTTGATTGTTCCCCCTGAAGTTGAAGTTGATACTTTATTAGCAATAGATGGTCATGGATATAAGTCTTGGACAATTGGAGAAGTTGTGCTAGAATAGCATTAAGCGATTATATACTATGAGTCTTAAATTATTATTGCTCAAGTCAGGAGAAGACATTATCTGCGATGTTAAAGAAATGGCAGCAGGTGATGATGGTAATGAAAGAAGAGTAATAGGATATTATCTAAACAAACCTTGTGTTGTTAAGATGAGAAACCCTAATGTTCTTCCTGAAGAGCAAGAAGGAAACACCCAAAAAGCAGGATATGAAGTTTCCTTATTTCCTTGGATACCTCTTACTAAAGATGAGACTATTCCTATTCCTGCCGACTGGTTAATTACATTAGTTGAACCAGTGACCAAACTAAAAGAAATGTACATCGAGGACATTGTAAAAAATGGAAATCAAAGTAATAGCACTGACG